ACACTAAAATGAAAATCATGGAATTGAATGCTTACAAATGCATAAAAAGCACCTAACAGAAGTCAGGCGCTCAACAAAAGAAACTATTTACATTTTGTGAGGTTTAAATAATGACGAAAATTAATATTACTTTAGAAAATCAAAACGAATTAAATGAAATCTTAAACGAAGTCTCAAAAAAAGCCAAGGAATTGCAAAAAGCAATAACTCGGTTAGAACAATTTGAAATTAAAATTTCAGTTTCTCTATTACAAATTGAGAACTAGCATCATTAAGCATTTCTTGCCATGTTGAGAAATTCGTATTCTCAGATACAAACACATCAAGAACCGCTTCATCAGCTTTTTCGAACTCTTCAGCATTCGTAATAGTCTCTGGACTTGCCTTTAAAAAGTCCTCGATTGAGTCATATTTACTTACTGATTGCATATATGATTGTGGGAAGATTTCATCGAAATCATAGCTACCACTTAATTGCTCAGCTTTCTGATTGAGTTCATCAAACACTTTGTCCAATCCTGAAAAATCAAAAGTCATAAGTCATCCTCCTTTCTTGGATATTTGACACACGATTTTCATAAGGAGTAAGAGGTCTTATTTAATCGTTTTTTGTCGGTAGTAAATTACCAAAATAATATAGAAAGGTCATCGGTCTTGAGATGGATTTTGAAGATGAAATTATAAAGTTATCTGACTGGCTAATTGAACAATCAGAAACTTATAGAGAAGCTTTAATCAAATTAGAAAAGCTTACTAAAAATATTGCTCATGAAATAATTTTAAGAGCTATAGAACAAAAGAAAAATTAAAGTTAGAAAGGAGACGGGAATGTCACAATATCCTATTCTAAATCAAATAACTCAAACACATAACGAGAACTATATCAATCAGCTCTTTGAAGAACTCGTATCTCTAAATATCAAAGCCATGGAAGAAGCCCAAAGAAGAGCTAGTAGGCAAAGCACATGGGTATCCATCAAGGCATTGCAGAAAGCAACTGGATGGGGCAGAACCAAGCTGGAAGAGTGGAGAGATCAAGGGAAATTCCAATTTCAACAATCAGGAAAAGGCGGGAAGTATCTCTATAATTTGGAAGATGCCCTCAGATTCTGCCGGACTTTACAAAAATAAAAAAAGCGCCTTAAAGAAAGGCACTTTTCAAAGAACTACATAATAATTATAACACAAAAGGAGAAGCAATGACACCTATTAATAAATTATTAGCATTGATGGATTGGCAAGATGCCAACCGTCCGCTAAAAGTAGAGGAAAAAGCCGAATTGATGAAACTGACTGATATTGATTTTGAAGAGCGGTTACATCAAATGGCAGTGGATTTCAGGAATGATGGAGTGATTCGAGCATGAGCCTTAGAAAACTAAAATACATGACAATGATACTTCTATTCTTCTTCCCGCTATTTTCGATTGTGATGATCAAGGTCTCATATGACCAGCAACAGAAACTCGAAGAGCTGGAGCAACGTGTGCACTCGCACTCTGGAAGTATTGGACGTTGGGCCGAGATTGTCGGAAAAATGGAAGAAACCAACAAGGCCCAAGATTTCATGATCAACAAATTCAATCGGGAACTATTCCCGGAAAAACCAACAACTAATGAGGTAGAGGAAAATGACGAAAATTGAAATTTTTTTAACAGTAGCTCTTGTAACATACATTTTACTTTCAGTACTTGCAATCTATGTGATGCGTGAAGTAATCATTCGCCAAAAAGCCAAAATGAAGCATTACAAATCAGCAAAATATCAGCGTGAAATGTGGAATAAGAGAATGTCAGAAATTCATCAAAAAAGTACTGTGAAAGGAATGTCAGAATTATGAGCGACAACGTACACAATCCAAAACACTACAAAGGTCGGAACGGCCTTGAAGCCATCGATGTCCATCGCAACTTCATGAATGATGAACAATTAACAGGGTATCATTTAGGTAATCTACTTAAGTATCTACTTCGTTATCGTAAGAAAAATGGCATCGAGGACTTAGAAAAAGCCAAGGTGCACATGGATTGGCTGATCGAAAAAGAAAAAGCAATGCTTCTACAGTCAGAAATATTGACAAAGGTAGAGTCAACGCTAGATGCATCGTCAACGACATATACATTGATTGGAGGTAAAAATGATCAATAACGTTGTACTAATCGGTCGGTTGACTAGAGATGTAGAACTTCGATACACTCCTCAGAATCAAGCGGTCGGACAGTTCACACTTGCTGTGAATCGGAATTTTAAAAACCAAAATGGTGAATATGATGCAGATTTTATCAATTGTGTGATTTGGGGCAAGTTGGCCGAGAACTTTGCAAACTGGACCAAGAAGGGTAACCTTGTCGGCATCACCGGTCGTGTCCAGACTCGCAATTATGAAAATCAGCAAGGGCAGCGTGTGTATGTGACAGAAGTGGTTGCTGAAAGCTTTCAGCTTCTTGAAAAACGTGATAATTCTGCGAATCAGAATTCTATGGCCGATCAGATGCCACCTTCAGATGATTTTCCATTTTAGATCGGAGAAGTGAAATGTCAGATAACAAGAAATACTATTATCTCAGGGTTAAAGAAAATTTTTACGATAGCGATGAAATGATTATCCTAGAAAGCATGCCAGATGGTTTTCTATACTCTAACATTTTGATCAAACTATATCTAAGGAGCTTAAAAAACAATGGTAAGTTGATGTTTAATGATCGAATCCCATTCAATTCTGAAATGCTATCAAAAATTACAAGGCATCCTGTGGCCGTAGTAGAAAAAGCTGTCAGCATTTTCAAGGAAATGAATTTAATTGATGTTTTGGATAATGGTGCCATTTTTATGCTAGACATCGAATCATTTATTGGAAAATCGAACACGGAAGCTGACAGAAAGCGTAACTATCGCAGAAGAATTGAGAAGGAAAAACAAAAATTATCCTTGG